ACCCTGGTATTGTTCCTCACCACGGGCCATTTTTTCTGCATGCATTAGCTGTGCATCAGACATTGCCATCTTCGTTCTCTGCTTGTTAGCGTAAATTTTACTTCCAGCAGAAACGGCTAGTTTAATCGCCGATAACCACATAATTAATACGCTTTAGAGTTTCTTCTTTTTTCTGCTAACATTCTTTTCTGACCGCCAACTGGCATTTCAGGTTTTCCTGTAGCAATATAATTAAAAGCTTGGTCAGCAGTCGTTTTAGATCTAGGATCTACCTCGATACTTTGCTCTGCAACCTTAACTTCTTTTATTTTGTCTAGTTTTTGCATTTATGCTCCTTTTTTTACTCCTTTTATAACACCTTTGTTCTTAGATGCATAGAATATCTTTTCACCTTTCTTTTTTCCGTACTGTTTCTTCATGGATTTCATAATTTTTTTACCTTTTTTGTTTAATGGCATTAATTATCCTCCGTTACTATCGCTGCTTGTTGTACTCCAGTCTTTGCAAGGCTTACTCCAGCACGTAATTTTGCTAAATCTTCGTTTTGTTCCATTTTATCCTCTGCGATCTCGCCCTGTTGCATCAATCTTGCTCTTGCGAGGTCTTGTTGGGCCTCATCGTTGTCTCTTTTTCGCTCATTTTCCATCGCACGAAGGTCAACCTCACGTGATTTTAGTTTTAGAAGAGGGTCATTGTCAAACTGTGACGTAATTTGCTTCTCTTCCTTCATAAATTCTTCCGTCATCTCTGCAATTAACACCGCTTTTCTTGCCTCAATCTGATTTGTGAGTGCCTGAAGCTGTTGTTGTATCTGTGGATTCATGGCTGCCTGCTGTTGCATCATCATCATCTGCTGCATCTGCTCTCTAAATTCTAATTGCACCTGCTCTTGTGCCATCAGACTAATATGTTCAAGAATATTTTTTTGTATTGCAGCCATAACTGCAGGATTATTTCTAACAATATTAGTAGACATAAAATTTAAGTGAGCTGTGATGTGTGCTCTGTGATCCTGTCCAGGAAAAGCTTGAAAAGGTTTGCCAGCTAAAGCGTTAATGTGTTCTAGACTTGGATCCATTGGCATGTTAGGTGCTGGTGCTGGTAATACAGCATCAACATTTTTAACACCAATTGCCTCATACATGTTTCGATATATCTGATACATGTTATGTAACTGTGGATTTGATGTTGCTATCTGTAACTGTGTCTGTGCAAGTGTAATTCTCTGTGACATTGAGAATATATTTGGATCTGCAACTGGTACGACATCGACCCTATCATCAAAATCAGCTTGTTTAACATTTCTTGCACCACCAACAACATCGTAAGGATATTCTGGTGGCAGATATTGTGAGACTATTTTAGATAATAATTTAAATTCTTGTTTCATAGCTGCGTAACATCTCTTGTGTATCGCACTCATGACTCTTGAACCACGCTCTAGTAATGCAACTGTTGTTCCAACAGCTGCTGCCTGGTTGCCATCACCAACTTGCATGTCAGCAATGCTCGCAAATCTCTGACCTGCTTGAACGACAATACCAAGTAGATTTAATAATGTTTGTGATGGTTCTTTGTATGGTAATGGAAAGAATGCATCACGTAATGATCCACCCGGTGCATCCACATCTTTAAACTCACCTGGTTGTATTGGAGCGGCTTCATCTCTAACTCTAACACCCCTTTGTTTAAATCCTGCTGGTAGGTTTGATAAAGTACCTGCATCTAATAATTGACGGAGAGCCGCCGTTGCCGTACGACTCAATCCGCCAATCATGTGAATGAGTCCAAAGCCATAAAATCCTAGTCCTGGCAGAAATTTAAAATGGACGAAATATTGGATCTTATTTTTCTTTAGATCATTGGGCGCATAGTTTCTCCGTATGGAGAGGACTACTCGGCTGCCTTCTTCTACAGTTACGATGTAGGGCAATTTTATTCCTGTTGGTTCACCACTCTCATCAACCTCTTCAAAACCTTCAAGGTCTAGATTTACGTGACACTCTAACAGTGTGTACACAGGTTCTTGTTTACCTTTCTTTTTTGTTCCTTCTAATTCTTTTTCTTTTTTATCAAGATCATTTTTTTCTACATGACCTGGTGGTCCTAATTCCACATCTCTATAAAAACCGTTGACCTGTTGTTTTCTTAATTCGTTTTCTGATATCTTAATCGTATGTATGACAGACTCCGCATCTTCAATACTTGTTGCTGTGTATGGCACAACCAACTCGTCAGCAGGGACAAACTTAGATACTGCTCTACCCATTGGCACATCGTAGTAAACTTTTTTAAATGTAGAACCTGCAAGTGGTAAATGAAATAACATAGAATCAAATTCAGATTCGTACTCTTTCATCTGATCCATAATCAGATAATTCATAAAATCTTTTACACGTGTTGCCTGTTGTTCTGTTTGTGGATTCTTAACACCTATGACCTGTGTTCTTACAGGCCCATCTGCTGGTAATAATTCTTTGTATGCTTGAGCTTGGAACTGTGTGACTGCTTCTGCTAATACTGGGTGTGTTGCACCTGAAGCTCCTTGAAATGGTTCTGTTCTATTCTCATATTTAAAACCAAGTAGATCTAGTCCTGTGATGTAAGATTGCTCCCACTCTTTTCTAGACGCTTTGTAGTCCATATAATTCTGTGTCATCTCAGAACCAATAGGTTCTAAAACATCGTCTGGTAAAAGTTCTGCTAAATTATCAAAATGTGAATCTGTTCCCGGTACGTTGATTGCACCTGGCTCGTAGTCTAATGTTACTCCACCATCCTCTTCGGGTATAACCTCGATGGGTCCTTTTTCTTCTACTGGTTCCTGAACAGCAACATCTTGAATCTCCTGCTCTGAGGGGATCTTCTCTTGGTTTCTAGTGTTCGGGAGTCCTTTGTCTATTTCTGCCATTTAATACTCCTATACTTTCTTAGCACGTTTTAATAAGCCTGACAAGCCCTGTGAATCAGGGTTCATGGATTCTAGCATGGCACCTGATGGATCGCCTGCTTCTTTTGCAATACCACCACCTGCTAAATTAGCAACTCCACCTGCATCTGCTATTGCCTGCATTTGTTCATCACGTTTTATAAAATCTTGTATTTGAGGATATGTCATACCAAAATCTTGAATTGTCATACCTTGTGTTTTTAATATCTCATCAATCTCTTGTGGTGAGGTAGTTGGAAAAGCCTGTTCCATCTGTTGTTCTCTTTTTCTTAATCTTTGTGCATCCGCCTCTTTGCTTTGAGCCATAAATGGTGCCATTCTTCTACCACGTTCTGCCATCGCAAAGTCCTCACCTTTTGCAAATTCTTTTGCACGTTCAGCTTCAACATCTATTTTTGTTTTTGGTCCTAATAAATAATTTAAATATGATTGACCTAAAGCTTGTTTGATAGGAACACCCTCACTCATAAATTTATTAGCAGCAATACCACCTTCTATCAAAACTTCACCGGCGATAGCAGCTGGTCCCAAAATATTTTTTAAAAGTCTCGCGGCTTTTGCCGATTTAGATATTGCACGAAGGTTAGCCTGATCTCCGCCAGTCAATTTACCTGGATCACCTTTTAATTTTTCTACGCCTTTTAAAGCACACGCCTGTAAATTTTCACCTTTACTAAAACCAACACGACCACCCATCATTTTACCAGGGCATCCTATCGCTGCTAATTTTTGAAGATTATTTTTTCCAAATTCTAATATTAGTTTTCCTTTTGGTGTTGATGGTGTTTCGCCTTTTAATGTCATGCCAGGTTCTTGTGATATGGCTAAACTTGGATCAGGTAATTTTTCTTTAACCATAATTCCAGAGGGATCTAAAGCTGTTCTTCTAAAAGAAAGTCTTGTTTTAAAATTTTTAAATTGAGGATATTTTTGTCTTAACGCTCTGTCATTTTTTAAATAATCTGTGGCTGCTTTTTGTTTTTCTAAAGGGGATGCATCAACATCATCAAAAACTTTTGTAAACGCCTCCATTTCTTTTAATAATGGATCTTCAAAAAGTTTTGCCATTTGTCTGTTTGGTCTGCCTGGTATGTACATTGTGTTTTTTAAATCAGTTAAACTTTCTTTAAACCCTGCGTGATGAAAGTTTAATCCACTTTTTTTAGGCGCACCTAATTCTGCTTCAAGAGAAGGGCTAGATCTTTCTTTAGTAAGCTCTAGTCTTTTTTTATTTCTTAATTTAACTTTTTCATCACTCCATTTTTTACCAGGGCTTCCATAAAATTTAGCATCAACAAGTTCTGCTTTTCTTCTGCCAAAAATTTTCACAGCATCTTTTTGATTGGCGTTGGGATTGTCATCAATGTATTTAATAACCTCCTCTAAATGTTTAGGATCTTTTAGATTTATACCTGTTTGATTTACGTTTTTTTTAACTATATCTTTACGAGGTTTACTTAATTTAAATTCTTCACCTGCTATGCCTTTGTCCATGGCATCCATAGCAGCATTAACTGTCTGTTGTTTTAATCTTAATTTTTTTGCAATTGAAACACTGGACTCACCTGCCTCTGTTAGATCTTTTATTTGTTTACCATGAGATTTAACTACTTTCTCACCTCTGTAAAACCCGATACGTCCACCATCAGCCATGCCTGGTGTATCGTCGTCATAAAGTTCGATAGTGGCTAATAAATCTTTCATTATTCTCCTAGCATGCCAGCAAGTCCGCCTGATGCAAATTCGTCAGCTGCATCTGCTGCAGCTTCTGCGGCTGCATCTGCTGCTTGCTCTGCTCTTATTTCAGCCTCGATCATTCTACCCTCACCTTTAGATAATTTTGTTTTTTTACCAGTTACGTATTCTTCCATCTGACGAGTTTTGCCTTCTAACATATCATCGACTGTATCAGCTATGACATCCACTGCCTCAGAACCTCCATCAGGATCTGTTGCATATACTTCTACGTCGTTAGCAACAAACTCTCCTTTTGGTTTTGGTTCCATTTTTGCCTCGCCTTGAACAAAAACATCTGCTCTTCCTGTCTCAGGTCCTCTTTTACCTGGTGCAGTGTAATTAAGTGATACCGGTTGAGAGTAGTCATTTTCAAACATCACATCAACATTACCATCCATGTCATCAACCCGCACACCAGGAACTTTATCATTTGTATATGTTGTGTATATTCTCTCATCAGTGTCTACTCTTTTATAATAATCCATATGATCAGGATTGTTTGCTTTGTACTCTGGGGTTCTAGCTACATCAGAAAAATAATTTTCACCTTTACCTTCTGCCATCGCTTTATCGTATTCAGCTTTAGTGACCTCTACTTTTTTTGTTTTAAATACATCCTTTGCTTTTCCCTCGTCTCTGAATTTATTTATAAATGATGGGAACCATTCTGGCATTTGTGTCGTAGTGCCCTCTAATTTTGTTACAGGTGTTTTTATTGGAGGAAGGTTTTTAACAGTGTCTGCACCTTTACCGATATTTAACAATCCTGTTTTAAGTGCAGCAATACCTCCGCCAACTCCTGCTGCTGCTTTTAAAAATGCTCTACGTGCTTTGTCTATACCACCTATCTTGTAACCAATACGACCACCCATAGCTTTAATCTCTCTACCACCCATGATACCTTTAGATGTATCAATCACATTGCCCTCCATATCGACAACTTTATCTTGTTGTTTAATTCTCTCTAGTGCCTCTTGTTTGATTTTAATTTTCTCTAGGCCATCTGGTTTTCTACCAGTCACTTTGACAAAACCTTTTGTCAGTCTTGAGATCATCTGTGGTAATGTAAATAAAGCCATTAATAATAATTCCTTTTACGTTGCTCGACCTTCTCGTCGATATAGTCTTCAGGGTGTCCGATCAGACCTCCCTGTCTGAATCGCATGATGGCTTGTGTTGTTGAGTCCACAAGGTCGTCATGATCACCATAAGGAAAGGCCGCACACTCCTCGATAACGTCGTCTGCGAATTTCTGCTCAGGCGCATATATCATACCAGATTCAAACAAAGGTGCAACAGCATTTACACGTGCGTGCTTGTCGTTGCCTTTGCTAGGATTAAAATTAACAACTGGTATATCCATCTGTCTTAGCTCGTATGTTAGTGGCAGACCAGATGCTTTAGCCTCGATTATAACTGTTTCAGGTTTCCAATAAGAATATTGTTCAAGGGCCAATCTCCGTAGTTCAGGGAACTCGTATCTGCCTTTGATCGCATCTAACAATATCAGGCAGGCCGGGCTATCCTCTGATGGATAAAATATACCCCACGTTGTAATAGCTGAGTAGTCTGCTGTCTCTTTTTTTAGAAAAGCTGTGTCGTAAGATTGTATGACGTGTTGTAGTTGTGGTATCTCTTCATCAGTATATTTCATCCACCACTCACGTTTTAATATTGCACCCTCTTCTGCTGTTGGGTTTTGCATCCACTGTGCATTCCATTTGCCCGTGGGCAGTGTTGCTTGAACCTTTTCTAGTTCGTCTAACTTCCAATATTCCGGCCATACAGGTGTAGCTTTTTTTGATCCGTGCTCCATGATTGCTGGAAACTCGACCACGTGCCACTG